TTTTTATCAGGGTACAGCGAAGCACAGAGCAGTTTGGCTGTGTTTGCAAATGGAACAGCGGCAAACTTTGTTGGTGCATCCAATCCAAACTACAATGCAGAAAACTTTGAAATTCATATACCTATTGCCAAGTACAATGCCATTGCATCAACGAATTTACAGCGTGAGAAAATCCTCCGCAGAGTTGTTGATGAAAGGGTAATTGCAGGAACACAATACACGATAATAACCTACTAAAAAAAAAGATATGTCATACAGATTACTCACCACAGACATCACAGGTGGAGCAGCCATGCCGATAAAAAAGGGAACGCTCGACCTTTACAACCAAGAGTTTGAATTAATCACCCGAGAGATTGGAAGAATATCCACAGGAACGAAAACCACAGATGTGTGGATATTGTGGGGCTGTTTTCCAACGATAACAGGAGGCACAACATACGCATTCACAGAGGGTGCAATACTATATCAGAATGTCATCCTGCGAGTACCAGCGGTAACGATTACGCTTGGCGGTGGGCAAGTGCCTGTGTTTAATCTTGTCACAGGAAACATCACATCAGCGATTGCCGACCCTGTTCTTTTTTCGGACAATAACACATACAATGTTCATCAGGATTTCAGCGGAACGATAACCGCAGCCACAGCAGGAAGTGGTATCTGTAATTGGAGTGCTGCAAAGTATTACAACACAGATTGGTTGACTATCGGAGGTTCAAGATTTGAAGATGCAAAAGCAAGAATTTACAACGGAACATTGATTTTTAATGGGTATATGCTTTGGACAACAAGTCCCGAGCCATCCTTCAATACTGCGATATTTTCTTTCAATCCTATCCTAAACAATAGAAACACAATTACAAGAGAAATATATCTTGTTGAGCCGGGCGTTGGAGGTTCAGGTGGAACATTAAATTACAGAGATTACCTTGTTATCAGGTGCGATTCAGACTTCAAAGTGATGGATGGTTCAACAGGAGTTTATACATCACAGAATAAATTTGGCACACCCGGTGCAAAGTTTGACCTTACCGCATTGAATGGCGCACAGATGTATTAATCACCTGCCTTTATCCCGATAAAAAGCAGCACCAACCTTTATCATCTCTCCTTCCCTTTCAGGTGTTATTGCCTGACTTTTGATGTAATGCTTTACGCATATATCAAGAAACTCCGTATCCTTTAATTCGTTCTGCAAAGCATATCCTTTTGCAAGGTTGCGCCACATGAATGAGCGAGGATACCAATTCATTTTATTAGCTGAATCCATATCTGTTTGATTTGTTTGCTTGCGAATTTAACGCAAATTAGAACAAGCGAAAACACATGATAATAAGTATTGAATTTTGTAGTAATGGAAATCATGTCACCAAGACCTATCGATTATGTCGTAAACACGGATGCAGAATATCCTGTGATGATGCTAGATAAGCACATTGGCTATGATGCAAACGATGGACAAGGAATAGATGCAGCAATGTTTGTTTCATCATTGTACGCATTATGCGATAGAGGTGCGAAAAGCATTACCGTTCGCATTAATTCACCGGGCGGAAACATCACACAGGGCATGCAGATATACAATGCAATTCTTGAAGTACCATGCAAGGTTGACACGGTGAACATCGGCATGGCAGCATCCATTGCAGCGTGTATTTTCCAAGCAGGTCGCAAGCGTTCTGCTTATGATTATTCGCTTACGATGATACATGAGGCTTACGACAGCGAAGGGAAAAGCCACATGGGCATCATTGATAAATTCAACACCGCAGTATGCACCATGCTCGCAAGGAAAGCGAATAAAACGCAAACTGAAATCAGGCAGATGATGAAGAAAGAAACATGGATGACAGCCGCCGAGTGTAAGCAGATGGGCTTCTGTGATGAAATCATCGAGAGCAATTCCGTGAACATGCCTCCGAAGAAATCAGCCGAGCAAGGTGTGATGAATGTTTGGAAGCACTATGCAAATCTTTACAAAACAGAAAACAAAACAAATAAATCAAACATGAACACTATCCTTAACAGGTTGAACCTGCCCGAAACAGCAAGCGAGGCAGAAATCACAGCCAAATTGGACAGCATCGAGAATGGCTACAAGACCACTATTGGTGACCTGCAAAACAAATTCAATGCCGCAAGTGAAGAACTTAGCAAATTGAAAAATCAAATTGCTGAAAAAGAAAATGCAGAAAAGGCTGCTGCTGCTGCTGCTATCGAAGTGGAAGCAAAAGCATTCGTTTCTGAATTAGTAAACAAGGGCAAGATTGCCAACGATGAAGAAGTGATTTCTCTCGCAGTTGAGCAATACAAAGCAAATCCAGAAGCCACAAAAAAAGTTTTAGGTGCAAATGCAGTGAACAAAAGCGGCTCACCTGCGCCCGAAACAAAAGGCGGCAGCAATAATGTTCCAAAAGCTGGAACTTTCATTGTTCGTGAACTTGCAGAAATCGCAAACAAAACAAATCGCAAATAACAACACACAAAAATCCGTAAAACATGTCTTTACAAATTACCGACACCACCTACGCAGGCGAAGCAGCATCGTACATGCTCACTCGTATGGTGACAGGCGCAGACACCATTCAGAAAGGTGCTGCAATGGTGCAGGATGGCATCAAGAAAAAATTCACCATCCCCAAAGTTGAAGTAGCTGACCTTATTCAGCCTCGTCAGGAAACCCCGACCAGCAAAGGTTCAATGACCGTAAACGCTTCGGCACTTACTCCCGAAGATTGTATGCTGTACATTGAATTTAACCCAAGGGATTTCGAGCAACATTGGTATGCTTTTCAGTTGGAAAACCGACTGCTTGATGAAACCCTTCCGCAGACTGCTGAATCGTTCATCATGATGCAGACAATGGCTCGTTTGAATGAATGGTTTGAAATGGCTTGGTGGCAGTCACGCAAGCAGTTCAATCCTGATGGTGACAATGTTACTCCATCAACAAAAGGAGTGAATGAAACAGGCTCACCATTTTTTGATTCTGTTGGCGCACCTACAATGTTTTATTGGGATGGCTTCATTAAAAAAGCCCTTGACAATTCTGCTCTTGCAGTAACCTCTCCCATTGCATTGACCTCTGGAAACATCCGTGATAAGATGACCGAAGCTCTTGCAAAATTGCCTAAGGCATTGCTCTTTAAGTTTGGCGCACAAGGTACTTCCATCATCATGTCTTATCAGGACAAAGCAAAATACGATGAGGCACTTCGTACCGATTCATTCAAGAACATTCGTTCTGACGAAGCTGGTTACACTCAATATCGTGGTTATGACATCAAGGTTCTTGCCGGGCTTCCCGAAAACACTTTCTTCGTAACGACTGCTCGTCCCGACAATCGTTCAAACACTTGGATTGGTATCAATTCTGTTGATGACAATACCCTTGACCTGAAAAAATTGCAGAGCAACTCTGAATTGTACTTTATCAAAGGACTTTTCAAGGCTGATGTGAACTTCGGGTTCTATGACCAAGTAGTTATCTACACAACACAAACCGCTTAAAAAATCGAAAAATGAAAAACATCCTTTCACTTATTTTCCTGCTTGCTTTATCGGTAAGCGTATTTGCTCAATCCACTTCGCCTCGTTTCGGAACAGGTGTGCGTGATAACACAGGTCGCGTTTTGACCTATAAACTCACCAACTATGCTGCCGATGCAGTTGGAAATGATACCGTGTTCTTTTCTCCTGATGGATGGGAAGTAAATGTGCGTTCTGCTGTGAACATCACAGATAGTGTGAACTTCAAACCATCATTAAGAAATGTTCAATTTGGTGATAACCTCTATGTGTATGTATCAAAAGGTTCAGGTGCTGGTGGAGTAAGATTTCCTTCTACTCTATTCACCAATGATGCCTCCAATAACAGATACACCATAGGTGCAAATAAGACCGCTGTGTTTCAATTTAAATTCAATGGAACACGCTATCACATGGTAAGTAAAACAATTCAGCCTTAACGATTAAAACACGCTGAACCATGTTTGAAAACTTAGTAAATTTTGTACAAGGATGCGAGATTGCATCTCTGTATGTAAACAAAGAAACCGGGGAATGGCTGGGCTTGCAAAAGCCCGGCTACGACCTGATGAGCAGGGAAGAAATTCTCAAACTCGCAGGAAGCCCGGAGGAAAGCGAATTAGCAGAAACAGCTTCCACAAAAAAAGGTAAAACCAAGAAAGAGGCTGCCGAATAAGCAGCCTTTTTTTTTAAACAAGAAAAAAAATGAACTTACCAAGTGTAACAATCATAAACGGACAAGGCGGTTTACAGCGACCACCTGCAGGAAGTGACTTCATAAGCGGAATTATCGCTTACATGAGTACATTACCATCAGGGTTTGATGGAAACAACCGCACGAAAAAAGTAAACTCATTAGCGCAAGCAGTTGCGCTGGGCATCAACTTCAATTTCTCGGAATACAACGCAGCATTAGCAACTAAACTAACAGGTAGTGTATTAGTGACAGCAGTTGGTTCAAATGGCAACACGGTCACCGTCACACACACCAATGTAAAAGGCGAAGTTGTTATTTTGGGAACTTACACCAAAGTAGCAGGTGATACCACCACAACACAGGTGGCAACTGCCATCAGGAATGCGATAAATGCGCGCACGAACATCACAGGCTATACTGCAACAGCAACCACAGCAACGGTGACAATCACAGCACCTGCATTCAATGGTATTTTTGCAGGTAATCTTGCGACAAGTATTGTTGGAGCAATAGCCACGACAGTAACAGGATTTGCAGGTGGAACGATTTCACCTATTGCTGCATTGTACTATCATGTGAGTGAGTTTTTCAGGGCAATGCCAAACGGAGAACTATATATTCACATTCCATCATCAACCTATGGCGGCACATTCTCTGAAATTACCACTTTAGTGAACTTTGCGCAAGGCAAAATTCGCCAGATAGGTATCATGAACGATTTGCAAACAGCGTTTGCCACATCGCAGATTTCAGCTATTCAGGCGCGTTGTGAGGATGCATTCACAGCAAACCGACCTATTGTTTCTGTTTTCGCTCCTGAAATTAGTGCAACATCTGACCTTGCAAACCTTGTTGACCTTTCAGGATTAGATTCCGAAATGGTTGGCGTGACCATCGGACAAGATGGAGGTACGACAGGTGTAGGCGCATGGCTGTACAAATCATTAGGCAAATCACTTTCAGATTTAGGCGCGAAACTTGGAACGCTTGCAAAAAGCAAAGTGAGCGATTCTTGGTCATGGGTTGGTGCTTACAACATGACCAACGGACTTGAATTGAACGACATTGCATTCAGCAATGGCACAACCTATGATGCAGCTTACACCGCTGGCATCCTCGAGCAGTTGGTGACATATGGATATTCATTCCTTTTCAAGATTGTTGATACCGTTGGCACTTACAACACGCAGCCGAACACTTGCACACTTGAATCTTCTGACTATCGTTTCCTTTACCTTAACAGGGTAATTCAAAAGGCTGGCAGGTTAGAGAGAATCGGCATGATACCTTACCAATCATCACCTACAATTCTGAGTGCTGATGGAACGATGACCGATGTAACAATCGAAACATTCCGGAGCGCAGTTGAACAGCAGCTTGACAGCATGGTAAGAGTATCCGAGATAAGTGCATATCAGGTATTGATTGACCCATCGCAGTTGATTTTGCAAACAAATGAAGTTGAGATTGCAGTCAATATCCTTCCTGTTGGCGTTGCTGACTACATCACAATTAAGAACACATTCACCCTTTCAATCGCTTAAAAAATTATGGCAACATTGATAAATGGCGTTAGTTATTCATGGAGCAACCTCAACTTTGTTGTTGGGGGTGTTCCGATTGTTGGAATAACAAAAATCGCTTACAAAAAAGACCAAGTAAAAGAGAATATCTACGGAGCAGGAAATCAACCTGTATCGCGTGGATATGGAAATGTCACTTACGAAGGAAGCATCACTATCAAGCGTGAGGAATTGCAGCGTTTAATCATTGCAGCACCTAACAAGGATATTGCCAACTTCGCACCATTCGACATTCCTGTGATTGCTGCCGGAACAGGTGTTACACCAATAAAGGACACGCTGAAAAGTGTGGAGTTTAAAGGTTTTGACATGAGTGCCTCGCAAGGAGATACATCTGTGGATGTTGAATTAGAACTTGTAATTGGCGAGATTGTTTCTGCTTAAAATCAATTATCTTTGTGGACATGAAACCACAAGAAATTGAATCGAAAGAAGCGGAATTAACTTCCAAATACAATCGAAAAGTAACGATAAAAAGGTTTCTTCTTCCAAATGGAGAGGAAGCCTTTTTGTCATTAAAAAACCCGCAGTTTTACGAAAAGATGATGGCATATGACCAGTTTGCACAATCACAGATGGCAGCGGCAACATATCTTTTCAATGCATCGGCAATAAAAGAAGAAAGTGATGAAAGATTTTGGAGTGAAAAAGAGGAGCATGAAGAACTTCGCATGGGTGCATTGGTTCATTGTTTAGACCTTGTATCTTATGCCATACCCGAAGTAAAAAAAAAATAAGTGAAGCAGTTGAAAAATATGAAAAGGCAATATCATCAGATGAAGGGTACATCATGCGAATTGAAACATGGGTGCGACATTTTTTTCATGTTGAAATCAGAGAAAAAGATGCTGATGAGATTGGCAGGTTATGGGTGCAATGCAAATGGCTAATGAAGCAAAAGGGCTATAAATTTGATTAAAAAATGGCAATCAATAACGATGTAAGATATACGGTCAGTTTGCGTGACCGAATGACCGAAGCCATCCGCAGGATGACTGGTCAAACGGACAAGCTAAATGATTCTGTAAAAAAGACCAATAAAAGTTTATTGGACATGAGAAATGCTTCGCGGATGGTTGACAAAACCATGTCTGCATTTGGCATTGGGCTTGGCATTGCAGGTGTTGTATCGTTTGGAAAATCAGTAATTGAATCATTAAAAAACTACGAGTATTTTTCTGCATCATTAAGAACATTAATGCATGGCGATGTGCAGTCTGCAAAGGCATTGGAATCGCAGCTTGTTGAACTTGCAAAGAAAACACCATTCAGTTTAGTTGAGGTACAGGATGCCACAAAGCAGTTGATGGCTTATGGATTTTCCGCAGGCAGCGTTACAAAAAACATTGCAATGCTTGGCGATGTTGCCTCTGCATTGAAGATTCCATTTGGCGATATTGCTTACATCTATGGCACATTAAGAACGCAAGGCAGAGCATACACAAGGGACATCATGCAGTTTACACAGCGAGGTATTCCCGTTGTGGCAGAACTTGCAAAGCAATACAATACCACCACGCAGAATGTTCAAAAACTTGTTGAGCAGGGCAAGGTTGGATTTGCCGATATTGAGAAAGCATTCCAAAGCATGACAGCAGAGGGCGGCATGTTCTTCAATATGATGGATGAGCAGAGCAAGACCGTTGGTGGAAGAATTTCAATGCTTGGAGATTCATTTGAGCAGTTGAAGGTAAACATCGGCAAAGGTCAAACGGGCATCATTGCAGGGATAACAAATTTGCTTGAGCAGTCAGTATCTGCATTATCAAGATACTTTGCAGAAGCAAACCGCATGTATGAAAACTTTGCCAAAAACGGAGCGCAGCAGTTTAATTTCTTTGAAAAAGCATTGCATGAAACGGTTGGATTATTGTCAGGCTATCATGCTGGATATTACAAGTTAATTCAGGCAGAAGATTTTGAAAGAAAAATGTATGCCTTCTCAAACACAGCAACTGAAAACATTGCCAAAGCATACGAAAGCAAAGCGACATTATTAAAATATCAGGTCAAGGCATACAATGATTTAAAAAAGGGCGAAATAAGCGAAAAGGATTATCTTAGGAGAAGGGCAACAATTAAAGGTGCATTGGGAGATGTTGAGGGGCAGATAAGACTATTTAGCGAAAAAGGCAAGGTGCAAAAACCTGAAACGGGCATGGTTGAATCAACAGCTTTATCAGGTGCAGGAGCGACGAAAGCCGAAGCCCCGAAGTACACGCAAATAAACATCAGCGTAAACAAGATGCAAGCGAGTGAAAACATATACATTGAAAGCGGTGTGAAGCAAAGTGAAAATCAAATTGCAAACAAGGTTCTCGAAATGCTCACAGGCGCATTGAATGATTCACAGCGCATGGCAGGTGTACACTAAAAAAAACAGACATGGCAGTTAATGGAATTTTCATCCCTGACAGGAATAATCAGATACCTGAAAGAATTTATCAGATAGGCGAAGCGTTCGGTATTCAGCAAATCACCGCTGGCATCCGTTCAGCATTCATGCCACCTGACAAGGGCAAGGATAACAAGGTGGAAAGAAAATCCTTCTTGGGTACACCTGTGATGAGCAATTTATCCATTGCTGCCGATGAGTACACGACATCATCTGGGCAAAGGGTGAAGTTTGCCAATTTAGATTTTGATTGCGTTTTATTTGAGATAAGACAAATCAAAAACATCATCTACACACCAATACAGGGCAGAGATGGAACGGTGAAGGAATACATTGGCAATGGTGATTTTGACATAACCTGTAAAGGAGTAATTGCAGGAGCAAATGGAAGATATCCGAACAAGACAAATGGAACACAGAGCGGAGATACATTGAATGTCGTTGAGAACTTGCTGGCAGTTGCAAACTGCAATCAGGAAATCACCATCAACTCATGGTACTTGACCGAGATATTCGGCATCTTTCAGATAGTGATAACTGATTTTGATTTGGGGCAAGAGGAGGGCATGTATGGCATGCAGAGATTTTCTTTCAACGCAAAAAGCGATTCACCTTTCACCATCAAGCTGAATGCTTAACCTAAAATCATTCATAAAAATTACGCAGCAGGGAAATAAAATTTACCCAAATAGAAGCGATACATTCACTTTTGATTTTGTGAATAGTGTTGAGGTCGTTTCGACATGGGAAAACCTCGCAGACACAGCGGAAATAGTAATGCCGCAGAAGTGTTATGTACTTGACAAGAACGGCAAGCAGTATTCATGGCTTGGAAAGAACATTGGAGGCAAGCAGGACACATCACCCATCATCATGCGAGGGGATAAGATTGAAATTTCGCTCGGATATAACTATTTCGATGTAACGCAGGGCGTGAATAAGCGAGTGACCGAGATGAACTTGGTTTTTTCGGGATATATTTCAGAGGTGAAAAGCAAAAAGCCCATCACCATTAAGTGCATGGACAACATGTGGAAGCTATCCCAAACGCTTGCGCCCAACAAAGTTTGGACAGGAAAAACCATTCAGGAAGTGGTGGAGGAATTATTGAAGCCAACAGGATTAAAACTAAACACCACGATAAGCGGTGAAAAATTATCCACAAAAATAAATCCTCCTATTCAATCACAGAATCAAACCATTGCACAGGTGCTGGAAATGATTCAGCGGAACTACAAGTTTGAAACATTCTTTAAAGGAGATACGCTATACACAGGTGCATTCAGGTATTATACTGATGATGTGAAAGAGCATGTTTTTCGTTTTCAGGATAACATCATAAGTGATAATCTTGAATATGTCCGCACGGATGATGTAGTGCTTGGCATTCAGGCGCAATCTTATGAACAGGTTGCTGTTAATACAGGAACACGCAAGGATGGCAGAGCAAAAGTAAAGACAAAGAGATTATCCTGTTTTGCAGTTTGGCAGTTTGGTGATGTTGTGGTGTACGATTCAAAGCCCGAAGGTTGGCAAGGTGAGCAGCGCAGTTTGAACCTACCTGCAACCACATTGGATGAACTAAAATACTTGGTCAAGAAAAACGCTTACAAATTAATCTATCAAGGATTCAAAGGTGAGTTTACAACTTTTGGCTTGCCCTTTGTTCGGCATGGAGATAACATCATACTAAGAGATACGATTTTGCCCGACAGGAATGGAACATACAAGGCAAAAAAGAACACTATCAATTTCGGCATGAATGGCTTTCGCCAGACGATTGAGATTGACATGAGAGTAGATACATTAAGTAAGGACACGATAGATTCAGGAATATGAAACAAAGCGGAAATAATGCAAGACCAATCATTGAGGTGATAAGAAAAATCAGCAATCCGATGGCGTTGGATAGTTTTTGGATTGTCATTGGTGAAGTTATTTCTGTGGATGAATATGAGCGCACATGCGTTGTGCAACCATTGAATGATAAGAGCGAGGCAGAGATTCCGAATGTTAGTTTGTCAGCCGAAGCAAACGATGGGCAGATATTAATTCCGGAGGTTGGAAGTGCTGTAATTGTTGGCAGAACAGAAAAGTTTCAACCGTTTATCATCCTGACATCCGACCTTGCAAAGTATATCCTGTATGCTGAATCAATAAAATTCAACGGAGATGCGCATGGCGGAATACCTATTGCAGATGAGATTGCCTCGCAAGTTAATGCAGGTTTAAACGCAATTATAGCAGCATGTATTGCAGCGTACACAGCACAACAAGGTATTGATGGCAGCTTAGGAATTAACGCATTCAACGCATCCATAACTGCATTGCAACCAATCAATTCAATAACTTTGCAAAACACGAAAGTAAAACATGGCAACGACTGATTTTTTAATAGCAGAGGACAACGATGAACTAATCGTTGATGGTGATTATGTCGTGGGCGATAGCACTATTCAGCACATTGATGATTTGATGTTAGCAAGCCCCGGCACATGGCGTGAATATCCATTGGCAGGTGTTGCCATCGGGCAATATCAGAGCGCACCATTTAACCAAAAACAAACGATTGAGCGCATCATCTATGAGCAGTTGATAAACGATGGCTTTCAAAACATATCTATCATCACACAGCAAGATTTATCAAGCAATTCACTACAATTCAGCGTAACAGGTGAGCGAGTATAGGGTCATAAAAGGACAAAGCATCAATGATGTGTGCATCGTTGTGTATGGCAATTTGGAAAGGTTGCCGCAGCTTCTTATTGACAACCCTTTTATTAATTCATACACCTATGTATTGCAGGGCGGTGAGTTGATAAATTACGATGCAAATCTGTACAAGCTGCCACCACGCACTATCACAGCATCATCAGTCATTGATAGCACCTTGAAAACAAAGCAAGGGCAAGCGATGCAGAACATTTTTGATATATTGATTCAAACATATGGGCGCATGGATGACCTATTGATGCTCATGGTTGACAGCGGAGAAAATGCATTTGGGGATATGTCAGCAAACGGAAAAATCTTTAACTTTGACGAAAGCAAGATTGAGGACTTAATTCAGTATGCAAAACTCAAAAAAATATCATCAGGATTACTGGGTTTCCCCGGCGGTGGTGGTGGTAGTATTGCCATTCCACCATTTGCCTTTAAACAGAGTGCATTCTCATCAGGATTTGCTTAAAAAATAGGATATGTCAACAAGGTCGCAGATAACCACAGAGATAAACCTCCGCATCAATGACAACATTACGCAGGACATTACTCCGTTGGATGTGCGCACGGTATTGGATTTGTTGAATGCGAATGGCATCAACTATGATGATGATGTATTGACAGGCAATTACAGCAAGAATTTTTCAATCACACGGGCAAATCTGCAAACTGCAATATCGGGTTCTGCCTTAGTTTTAAAGGCATTTTATCTTATCACAAATGCAGTTGGAAATACAAGGGTTGTACTTGTTCAGGCATCATCAGCGAACACATTATACGCTTATGCAACCGATGTAGACACAGGTGCTATTGGTACATACGATGTAAGCACGGATGTGTTTACAGCAACATCTGGAGGAGGAGGCGCAGGCGTTGCATCAGTAACTGCTGGAACGAACATATCCATCACAGGCACATCAACTGACCCTGTGATTAATTCGCTTTCCGATAGGTATAAAACGACAAGTGCAACATCAAACACAATAGGCAACGGAAGCAAAACATTCACCGTTGATGCAAATCTATCATACATTCCATTGCAGGAGGTATTGGTGGTTTTTGATTCATCAAATCACATGCATGGCGCGGTGATAAGCTATTCAGGAACTACGCTTATTGTGGATATAAAACATCACACAGGCAGCGGAACATATACATCATGGTCAATCAACCTTGATGGCACACCTGTTGATGCTATCACGGGTAATGGCGTTGCAAACAGGTTGGCATACTTCACAGCAGCGCAGGTAATTGATGACCTTGATACAGCAACATATCCAAGTTTAACGGAATTAGCATTGGTCAAAGGTGTTACAGGTAGTGACATTCAAACGCAGCTTAATACAAAACTTGCATCAATAGTTAGTTTCAATCGTCAAACAGGAAGCTATACGCTGGCTGCATCGGATGTAAATAAGATGGTTGAAATGAATGTTGGTTCTGCAAACAATTTAACCGTTCCATTGGACTCATCCGTAAGTATTGCAGTTGGTAGTGTTGTCATGGTATCTCAATATGGTGCAGGGCAAACAACTATTGTCGCAGCATCAGGAGTTACATTGCGAAGCGTTGGAGGTTGGCTAAAATTATCAGCAAGATATGGCGTTGTATCACTTGTCAAAGTGGCAACAGATGAATGGTATGTTTACGGAGCATTAACAGCATGATAGCACAGATTGGCATAGTATCTTCACAGCTTGATTATGATGCAATAAATTTTTGTAGTGCTGCTGGCATAACTGACCAAACACAGGTAATTGCAATAAACGATTTAACAAGGTCATTAAAATTAGCTGATATATGGTCAAAAATGAAAGCCATATATCCATTTGTTGGCGGAACAGCAGGAACACATAAGTGGAATTTGAAAGACCCAAGAGATGTAGATGCTGCATACAGATTAAGTTTTTCAGGCACTTGGACACATTCTTCAAATGGTGCTGAACCAAATGGAACAAATGCTTTTGCCAATACTTTTTTAAACCCAAGAAACAATTTAACAAATGCCGAACTTGTGCATTTATCGTATTATTCAAGAACGAATAGTGCTTTTGGTACAGAAATAAGCATCGGTTGTACTGATGGAAGTGGTGGTGCTTCTTTACTTATACGCAGGTCGACAAATTTATGTGGAATACAATATGACACGCAAACAGGTAATGCTACTCATTATGTTGGCAGTGGTACGGTGACAAATTCATTAGGTTTTTTTCTTGGAGTATTAACAAGTACAGATATTTTATTTTACAACAATAATACATCTGTAACTTTAACAAAAACTAACAACAGAAATGTGAATAGACAGAATAGACCATTGTATTTAGGTGCAAGAAACAATAGTGGAACAGCAGATTTATTTACAAACAAGCAATGTGCATTTGCAAGTATTGGCGAAACATTAACAAGTCAGAATGCAACAGATTTTTACAATGCAGTCAATCAATTTCAAATAACACTCGGAAGAAATGTTTAAGCCATGATACAGATAACACTTGACAACGACACGAACAACTTGCCGCAGATAGCGCAGTTTAAAGAATTGCAATGGAACACGGAAAGCAAATTCATAAAACTGAAATCTATTTATGGTGTTTACCAAAATAATGAGTTTACTTATGGATATAAAACGCTGGAGCAGATTGCAAATAATTCACAATGGGTAGATTCCAAAACAGGTGAATACTGCAACGAGGGTGATAACAATGCCATTGGTGAATATGATTTTTTTATGTTATTAATACAAAACCCGATTGATTTGCCAAGCACTATTCAGGCGTATATGAATAAAGCAAAGCAAGCAGGCAGATATGTTTAATTAATTTGCCATGACAATACCTGAAATCATCAACATCCTACAAAACAAAATTGCAGGATTGGAAAAGCAAAAAAAGTCTGCCGCAGAAGCTGGCGAACTTGCCGAAGTTGTACGCTATCAGAATGAGATTGCAGAAACAAAGGCAACGCTGATAAAACTTGAAACCATCGAAATGGAATAAGCCATGAAATTTCTTCTTCTTCGCAACATCACAACACCGGGCAGTACTGCAACGCTTGGTGAATTATTCCTCAACGGAAAGCATTTTGCATACACCTTAGAAGATGAAGTGCGACCGAATGGAGAGTATGTGTATTCAAAAACAGCCATACCCGAAGGAGAATATCGAATAACGACATCATTCAGCAACAGGTTCAAAAAAGAAATGATGCATGTGCTGAATGTGCCGCAAGGAAAAATTCAGTTTGGCAATAGGTCATTAGATGCATGTGGCATACGCATACACGGAGGCAACACCATTGCACACACAGAAGGATGCCCACTTATTGGAAAGATTCAGGATAAAAAAAATAACGCAATCTACAACTGCGCAGGAATTGTGCAGCATATGTTCGACCTTGTAAAAAAGGCAAACGAAAAGCAAATGGTTACTCTTACAATTAAGAACAACTACATAATGTCGGCATGATACCACTTACACTTGTCATCTTCATCTTTTCAGCCACATTTTCAATTATAGTGGGGCTAATTGCGATTATTTACAACAGGCTAAACTCTGACAACAAGAGCAACACAAAAATCATTCAGGCGCACGAAAATCGCATCACGAAGATTGAAGAAGAACACAAACACAGAGTTGAGATATTGATGCTGCAGATTCAGCAGATAAAAGAAGAACTGCAACAATTAAAGCAATTCGTACACGAAAAAATCAGAGATGATAAGCATATGTATGCCAACATTCAGCAGGTTCTTTCATTCATTAAACACGAAAAACAAGACTTATGAATGGTTTCCTGCACGAATTCCTGATGACATTCAGCAACAAGAAAAGCCTATTTTCGAGCAAGCGCATTGAAAGATTTACGATATTCCTGACAATGCTTGTTGCATCAGGAATGTTTTTGTTTAAAGGTGTGTTGTCTGAAAAATTATCTGCAGGTGATTTGATGATTGTTGTGGTAGGCTGGCTTGGATATGCCGGATTCAACACAATACAGGGAAAAAGCAATGTTGAAAATAATTCTGAAAGCAAAGAATAATAAAAAGTAATTTTGTAGCCTAACAGAGGTGCATTGCATGCTGTTGGTTTTTGGTTCGCCCGGTGAAGTGATTCTCACCGGGTTTTTTTTGCGTAAATTTGTTTTGATATGAACACTATCCACAAGATATACCTATCGGTCATTGCATCGCTTACCATTATTGCAGTTTATTGGCATTATGAGAGTGTGCGTGAACTTGTCGCTGTTGAGGTTGCAGATTCGTTGCTGATTTCAAAAGATAAAAAAATTGATGAACTCGGCAGGGAGATTGTAAAACTTACCCTTGCAAAAGGTACGCTCGAAGATGTGATGCATGGCAAGGATAGCATCATAAAGAAGTTGGTGAATAAGAATACCATTGCAGCGGTGAAAATTCGCATGGTGACAAGAGATTCGCTTGTATTCGTACCCGACACGGTGATAGCATCGGCAAACTGCGACACCTTCGAAGTAAGAAAATCATGGTGCGATGAATGGTCAGAGGGCAGGATAATTGCCCGAAAAGATTCGATATACGCAAGGTTCACAATTTTCAATGACCTAAGTATTCAAGTTGAAAATAAACGCAGGTGGTTTCGTCCTGATATTGCCGAAATTCACATCATCAACAGTAATATCTACACTCGAACCATTGATGAGCGTGGATTTGTGCAAAAATTACCTCCGAAAAGGTCAGGATGGTATGTTTTTGGGGGCATTTGTGTAGGTTTTCTGGCTGCTTCTTTGATTGTTCAGTAAATTATTCTATTTGATTTTCAAGCAGTTACAAGATATATTTGAATTATATTTGCAGAAATCAAATCTATGATTGTATATTTGTGTCAACAAAAACCAAAAAACACAACATCATGACAACAATCACAAACAGATTTGGCGAACAGCAAACAGATTGGACAAGCCACAAGCACCCAAACAATCCTAACTTTATGCAGGTAGTTAGGTTTATGCACATTCAATATCCTGATGGCAGAAATCATCTATATTGGAGATTGGTTAATGCATCTGCAAACGATAAGCACATGATAGCCAATATCACATTAGCCGAAGCACAGGCAAAGTTTGTTGATGTGGAAGAAAAAGAATTGACCGATGCAGATTTTGAAAAATGGTTATCTGAACGCAAATAAAAAAGGAAAAGCAAACCAAAACAAACCAAAAAACACAACATCATGACAACAACAGCCATCACCACAACAATCGAGAAAGCAGTTTCAGTACTTGCCTTTGAAAACAAAATCGACAAGCGTAGAAAAGTAGTTAAGGCAGCCCTTCAGCACATGACCGAAGCCGAACTACTATTAGCTGGCAAAAAGCACTATGTGCGCCAGTATCGCAAGAAAGATAACCCTGCTATGAGCCACGCACGCCGTGCCGAGTTGCTTCAGTTCATCCTGACACTCGAATTCAACCCAGCAGCCACATCATCAAGATACAACTGCACCGGCATGGACTACAAAGTGTACCACCGCAAATCTTCCAATGGCAAGGGATGGGTCTGTATCGCACCTGATGAGCCAAGCAACAATCTGTACACCGAGGATGCTATTCTTGTAAAATTTTTGTCGAACAAATTCAACGCTTAAGCATGAAGTATCTCGTTAAAATCACCAGCACCAACCCGAGCATCGGGGCAAAGGAACGCAGCGCAACATTCAGCAATTCCGAAGATGCACATCGTCAGTTTAAGATATGGATGACATGGTTAGTTGCCGAACTTAACCATGATAAATGTGATTTTCTTCACACTTGGCGCGCTGAAAATCGCGAAACAGGCTACACGCTAACCATGCAGGAGATACCCGAAGAACCGAAATGTAAAACCTGTCAAGATATTGATTACGATACAAGGTCATAAGGTATGAGCGAACTAAAACTTTTCATTCCCATAGAGGAACTGCAAATCGAACTGAAACACATCCCCGGCTGCCCGGGCGATAGGGAAACACCGCCAACAAGAGATTGGGCAGAGGTGAAAACCATCCACTACAACGGGCAAAACATCACACACTTTTTAATCACATTCATTGACGAGGATGACATCGTGCAAGCCGAACTCGATAGGATGGGAATCACAGCAGAAGAACTTTAATCAAAACAAAAACCAAAACAATGAAAAGCAAAACAATCACAATGCTAAACCGCTTAACCAAAAAAGCGTACAAAGCAGCCCGGCAGATGGACATGGAAATCGAATTACTGATGGAGGACTTTTGGAGTTGGGCATTTCCTGACAAGCCAAAAAATGACAAGCCAAAACCAAGAGCGATGTCCACCGCATATCCTGATGGCAGAAGAATCATCCACAACACACAGAAATAAAAAAAACCAAACAAAAACCAAAAACAATGACACATTACAGAGAGCGTGGTGACCTGCTCAAAAAAAAGGTCGTAACAAGCGAAAACACAGGCACGGTGCTGGAGTATTCCTATCATGATATGCCATTCATCAGCATTCGCTCACAGATGCATCCGCAGCTTTCAAAAGCATGGGAGCATATCATT